CTTGTTTCCAGACAAGGTTACCAGAAGATATTATAAGGTCCCCTTTACTTTCCGAGACACTAACTCGCACTGAGGATGGGCTTAGATCACTTTCCCCCCACGGTACAAATACGTAACCAACCTCCTCGATGTAACTAGGGCCTACATTGGACTCTGGTACTACATTGTAGAAGTCAATTTGATAGGTTTCACTAACGGCAGGAAGGCGACGATATATAGGTCTCCCACCTGGGACCCACTCTGTGGGCCTGGACTCTAGACTCTTAGCTTCTATGTACTGAGGAGACAGTAAATTTACACGAGAAGTTCGTAAGGTTGTTTGAATTTCTGGTATCATCCCGTTACCGGTCGGGGTTAATTGCTGGCTCATAATCTCATAGTCCCTTCAGAGTAGTCCGGGGGGTCTTCTGTATAGGGGGTTCCAGAGTACCAGGATAACTGCGGAGTCTCTCCGATTGTTGCGGTATTCTCCCACACATACACAAGTTTTTCTCTGGAGTTTGTGAACCGACCCTTATTTTTTGGAATGATTGTTATTTGTGCCACACCGAGTTTGATGGCAGATATATCCCTACCGAGTTGCGACAAAATTGCCTCCTCACAGGTGTACAAGTCAACATACCGAAGTAAGTTTCCCTCAAACTCCTCAATACGTGCCGTGTTGACTACTGTTGTGTTAGTCCAGTTGACAATTGTGTCCTCAGGGGTAAACGCAAGCATCACTCTGTACAGATTTCTCCCATCTTCAGACAGAACAGTGTCTTCTGAGTATTTAACGTAAGCAGGGTCAAAGTACGGGATATAATTTGAAGACTCAAATTGGGTTGGTTGGTACAAGGCATCTTGCACGAAGATACCATTCTCAAGGTAAATGTAAAACTCAAACAATGGGTGAACATTGGTTGTAGCTGTGTAAGAAATTACACTGGAACCTTGACGGAAGAAAGTGCGATCCCCTTTGAAGAACCGGAACATTCGTGTAGGAGTTATCTTTGTGAGACCTTGCAAGTACTGTAAGAATTGTGCTTTCTGAGGGGGTTTATCCAAATACAGTGGAAACACCAGTCCTTGATTTATCAAATCTTGAACGTTTGTACTTGTAGGTGTGAAGTACTTTGCAGCTATGTAATAGTTTGCAGGTAAAACACTATCTTCACGGTACTCTAAGTATGTGAGAGCGGGAAAACGAGGGTTGTACTTTGCAATTGGTAACCCTCCGTCTGCATTTTGAGTCAGAACTTCCTTTATGATGCCTTCTTCCACCAAAGTGTCAAAATAAACGCTGGTTGTTTGACCATTTGGTTCATACGTAAAAGAACTTACTACATACGCATACTTGTTAACAACACCTTTCCGTATATCCACATAGTTGTAGTAAGGGTCAGCCACAGGGTCAGGGCCAGACCCTACTTGCGGTGTAAACACCCATGAGCCAACAGAGTAGGAGGTACCTGCGTTCAACTGGAGGGGAGTTATTGGGCTTCCAAGTTTAAAGGCAGCCAAAGCACCTGTGATGTTATTCGTGGCTGGTTCCAGAGTGAAGTTTTGACCTACAACCCAAACAAACGTTCCGGGTCGTAGGTTAACCGGTATCAGGGAGGTTGGATCAGGAATAAACTGTTTATCACCTGAGATGTAGTCATACTGTATTATTTCGGGGTCATAAATACCACCTCCAGTAGTTTCTTGATAGATGTTTCCAACAACCCAAGGGGAGTACGTTTTGGCTGCAGAAATTTTACCAAGTGTGATTAGACCTGCCACATCTGTCTGGGAGCCAACGGTTAGGTTTTCATTTATCACATGGAGTTGATCATCTCCTCCGACTGAAGAGTCCCAATAACAAACTTGACCTTGAGTGTAAACTCCAGGTACAAGAAAAATAATTTGTTGTAAGACTAAGTTATTGTAAACAGTCTGATCCTTTTTGTCTGCAGAGTAAGGTGTAAAGTTTGTTTGAACAGGATAGAAAACTGGAATGGGGAGTGTTGTGGTAACTAAGTCGTCAACTTTAAGTATTGTACCGGTTGGTTCAAACGTGTATACGTCGGTGTAAGTCGCAGCGGAGGGGTCTAAAAGTGTGGGAGTATTGTAGGCAGCACTGACTGAAATATGGGGGTCAATGAACCGAGTTGAAGTGTCAAAGGTAGAGTAGAAAGCGGCATCTACATCGCTTACTGTGGGATCGACTGTACTGGGGAAAACTTGACCTGGTGTGAGGATGGAAAACAACCTGTCTCTGAAGTTTAAAGATGAGTCTTTGGTGTTAGAACCAAAACTACCATTGGCATCAACCTCAACAGTTAAGTTGTACTGAACTTGGCTCAGAGTTGTAGGGTACAGGTGACCTCGGTTCTCTACTGGAACAGAGAAATTAACAACATTTTGACCGCGCTCTAGCTGAGCCTGGTTCAACTCTACTCCGTCAGGGCCAAGAACAAAGAATGAAATTTGACCGTTGGGTTTTAGGTAATCAGTAAGGTAGTTGTAAGTCCCTTGACTTGGTCGATTCGGTTGAACAGAGGTTTGAGTACCAACTCCGTAAAAGTCAATGAAAAAGTCTTGCCAATCTTCAGCACTTACGGGGTTTCTGCGACGAATGAGAGTAAAAAACCTCTCTTGAACTTCTTGATACGTTTCTACATCACTACCACCCTGAGCAGGTTGTGGGTTCGTCGCTGTCAAGCCCGGAACATTAATTGCTCCGACACCCGTGATTGAATTTGCAGGTGCGTTGTAGATACTGCCAACAAATTGCGAAGCTACAGTGACATTTGCAGTTGTCTCACCCGCAGGTATGGAAATAGCACTATCTGTAACGAATGTAAATTCTTCAGCACCAGTTAAATTGGCGTTTGAAGTAAAAGTAGCACCAATTGGAATATTAGTTACACTGTTAGAAGCAGGTACAGTTAGAACTAAACGAGCAACAGAGGGTGTACCAAGACGCCGCATTGCACCCAGAAAGGGGCCAAGCCACTCGATTAGTATTGACTGTGGTAAGAGATTTGCCCAGAATAAAAATTCTCCCTGAGCAAATGCTTGACTTTCTAGCAGTGCTGCTAAGGGATTACCCGCAGAAAAGTCATTAAGTGTCTGACCACTCGCCTCATAGACTCTCTGCGTAGCGGCTTGTACTAGGGCTGCTTCATTGCGAGGGTCAATATTTACAGATGGCAGCGGTGAATAACGCACTGTTCTATTACGCTTCTTTGTAGAGTTTTACCCTGTTACAGAGGGCAGATTATATCAGAGTTACCCGCACCAACACTGTAATTGAAGCAAGTTGGGTCAGTAGCCGAATCGTAAACACCATTGTCAATTTCTAAGTTGTCTAGGATATACTCAGTCACTTCCTCGAGAACCAACTTTGTCACAATATCCGGGTCTTCTAGTGCAGCAAACTTCTGAGGAACAGAAGGTCCTGGAATTAGAGGAATTCCCCCAGCGTTATTATACTTATCGTTTGTTGTATAGCTCTTTGGAGCATTTGCAATATCGTTTGCTGGGTTACCGACTACTGCGGAATCAAACCCGAAATTCCACACACCAGACACAACCTTGAGTCCAGTGATTGAGAAACCAGATACGTATAAACCTGCAGCATCTAAAGTTGGTTGGTCGTTAATTAAGGAAACGTAGGCAGAGTCTAAACCATTTGGGCCAGTTTGAACAAGAGAGTTCAAACCGAGTGGGGCATAGTGCCAATCTAAATCTTGACCATCAAAGTAGATTTGTTGAGCTCCGTTTAGCCACTGTGAAGTAACAATTACGCCGGAAGAAAACGTTGTCTTCATATATTTAGTCCCGAGGACGAGTACGGTCAGCTATGTATGGTTTTACCCTAGTAACAAAAAACCCCCGCCGAAGCGAGGGTCTTGAATATCGGGGGAGATAAGGAAATAAAACCTAAGTCCGTTCCCAATAATTTATCGTAAACTCCACTTCGATCTCCTGAACGTCGGCGCTTTCGCGATCAACATCAGCAGTTGTTATCGACATGAATTGACACTCATAACAGATATACTGACCACCGCCGATTGCCTCACCTTCACCGTCGCAAGAACGGGGGGTTATGGTAACCGTGATTGGCTCGCAATCGTAATTGAGCCAAAACTCTTCAAGGGGCTTGAAGATAACGGGGTCGTAAGGTGCAGTTAACGTAATGTTCTCTGCAGTACGGGGACCAACAACATGGTAGATTCGGTTACCGGTGCCATTGGCATAGGTGCTGGAATCGGAGTTGTCGTTGATACCGCTAAATTTGGTAAAAACCGCTGTAAAAGTCGGTCCACCTAGAGCAGTGAAGCTAACTTCATACTGCGACTTAGTGATTGGTCTTAGAATAGCCATAGAAACACCTCCTTAGTGTCCGATCAGGACAGAATATCGGTGACCATCGCGCCAGAACCGATAAGACCAGTAGCACCGAGGCCAACGAGGTTGACTACGCGCTCAACAGTGATCTCAGCGCGAACAACACGGCGCTCACGAATATAGTACTCAGGACGGACAGCAGGTGTGCCTGTCAACTGATAAGTATAAGCGAAAGCGGGTGTGGCAGCATTGGCGCCACCAGCGGGCATAACGGAGTCAGAAGGACCGTTGGGAC